TTACAAAGCAATAGAACATCCCAATCATAATATCATAATGGGGCATGCTTTAGCAGGAGCAGGAAAAACATACATATCAATTCAAAAAGGTTTAGAGTTATTATTACATCGTTTATCACATATTGAAAAATTAATTATTATTAATCCAACTGTTGATGTTGGTAATGAAGATAAGTTAGGTCATTTGCCTGGCGATTTAATGGAGAAGATTGCAGTACATAATGAATCATCTCTTTTTATAATGCACAAAATTATTGGACCGGTTGAAACTAAAAAGTTAATAGACCAAGGTAAAATTGAATTCAGAGTATTAAACTTTCTTAGAGGTATAAACTTTGAAAAGAGTTATGTAATTTTAGATGAAGCACAAAACGCATCACCACATCAATTAAAAACTTTAATTACTCGTATTTCCGATGATACAAAATTAGTTATTGAAGGTGACCTTTCGCAATGTGATAAGTACCGAACTAATGGTTCGCCGGCTTACACAAAAAGTGGATTTTTTGATGTTTGGAAACGATTAGCAAAACTTAAAGGAGTTTATCAAATAGAATTTACAAAAGAAGATTGTATCCGTTCAGGTATCGTTAAAAGAGTATTGGAAAGGTATGAATTAGAGGAACAAATTTTATTAGGGGAAAATAACCTTTATGAATTGGACTTCAATTTTAAGCCGTTTCCTGATGAAGATGAACAGGGAATCATTGAAAATGAGGGAGTTATAACTGATTGATAATCAATAACTTATAAAAGGGGTGTAACTTGTTGATTTTCAATGACTTATACCCCTTTTTTTATTTGGTAATATCAGATATTTTTCGTATCTTTATTAGGTAATAAAGGTAAGATATGAATAGAAAGAAACGTTCTGACAGAAACCACGTAATTTACGAAATTTTCAATACCTTCAATGGTAAGAGTTATTTAGGTATTACGGCGTGTATTGGTAGGAGAATCAATTATTCGGTTGTTAATCGTTTTAACAAACACTGCTCCCGCGCTAAAATGGAAGATAAAGATTGGGCTCTTTATAGAGATATGAAAAAATTTAACAAAGATGTTTACGAACTTTACATTGTTGAAGTTGTTAGAGGTAAATCCCTAGCTCATCAAAAAGAAGTAGAATATCTAAAACAATATAATTACGAACTTAATTCAACACATTAGTTATGAATGATAAAAAAACAGTATGGATTGATATGGATGGTGTGCTTGTAGATTTCAATGGGCACGTTGAAGAAACTATATCAAAGAATGAATTTCTAAAAAATATTTACAAAGGTAGGTATGACCATATACCGGGTATTTTCAGAAACCCTAAACCAATTGAAGGAGCTGTTGACGCAGTTAATAAATTAGCAGAAAGTGGTAAGTACAATTTATATATCGCTACCGCAGCACCTTGGGGAAATCCTATGAGTGCTATGGATAAAAGATTTTGGATTGAAGAACACTTTGGTAGATTGTTCCATAAGAAAATGGCAATCACACACCTTAAAGGAATGTTGATTGGTGACTACTTAATTGATGATAGAACAGCAAATGGTGCTGGTGAATTCAAAGGTGAACTATTACGATTCGGATGGTCTTACGAAACAAAACAATTTAATGAATACCCAACTTGGGATTCTATACTTAAAAAACTTCTATAATGAAAAAACTTTTAACCCCTATCATTGTATTTTGTTTATTTTCTTGTAATAAAAGTGATGAAATAATACCGATACCAACTACAAGTGAATTGTATATAGATTCGGTATTAACACAAGATGGTTCTCGTTCTGTATTAAAAGATACAAATGGATTGTATCATATTAGATTAATAGCAAATGGTACTCAGCAATTTCATAGAGTTACTGGTAGATTTTTGGTAAATGGTAAAGAGCCATTACCCAATGCTAAAATTGATTGGGAAAATAATATGTATTGGATTCTAAGAAAAGGAGATACTGTAGCAACTATCACACAAACATATGTAAACTATTTTACAGGACAATTTACGATAGTACAACTACCACCACTTATATCTTCCAAAGATGAATTAGTACCAACAATTAATAAAGTATCTTATACCGGTAAAGGTGGTGAAATAAACACTATAATAGCTCCGATTAAAGAGATGGCCGGAGATACGATGATTATAAAAACACACAATTCGATTTTTAATAAAACCGTTTATACTAAAATAGTATTAGAATGAGAAAGAAAGAAGTTAAATTACCAATGACTCCAATTACGGAAGAAACATTTATAAGACAAGGGTGGAAAAAAGTAGAAGCCGGTGATGGTATGGATGAAAAGGGAAATGAAGAAGATGGACATTATTATTGGACTCTACCAATTCCAAAATATAGAGATGATGAATTTGCACCAATGCTTATATCAAACTCAACGGATGAACAATTACTTCTAAAAGAAATTGGTATTAAAAAAGGACAATTTTTCATTGAAATTATGGATATGGATGGATTAGGATTTTGTAGTAGCGAAGAAGAATTAGATATTCTATACTCAGCCCTTTGTGGTGAGGATATTGAAGAAAATTTGGAAATTCAAGAATAAAGTTGTATATTTGTGTTATGAAAAATTATACTGAAAAAAAATTAGAAGAAAATTACGAAAAGTTTCTAAGCTTAGTTCGTAAAGCTTGTGGTTCTAATCCAGAGAGGTTAGAAAAACTATTAAAGATGTATTCAATGGATGAATTAGGTCCTAATTTGATTATATCACCTGCAAGTGGTAATCTTAATTATCACAACGCATACGAAGGTGGATACATTGACCACGTTATGAATGTTTGTAAAAACGCACTTCGTATGAAAAAGATTTATGAAGAAGCCGGTGGTACAATTGATTTCACCGATGAGGAATTGTTATTTGCAGCACTTCATCATGATTTGGGTAAGTTAGGTATTAAAGATGAACTACACTATGTACCAAACGATTCGAAGTGGCACATTGAAAATAGAGGTGATATGTATAAAAGAAATGAGAATATTCCTTTTATGACAATTACTGATAGAACATTTTTTACATTGAATCATTATGGTATTCAATATAATGAAAATGAATATTTTGGTATCAAACTTACGGATGGATTATACGATGAAGATAATGAAAAATATTTTAAAGTGTATGATACTTCTAAATATCTTCGTTCTAAAATTCAGTACATACTACATTGGGCAGACCATATGAGTACAATTATTGAAAGACAAACCGCATAAGTTTAGTGTTGCTTTTTTTAAAGAACACTATATTTATATAACGATAGTACCCGGCCGGTATATCAAACCCTAAATTGCTCAAAAGAGGATTTAGATTTAACGCTTAAAAAAAGTAAAAAATGAAAAATCAAATTCAAAGGGGATTCCCTACCCCATTTTTTAGGGACGAGTTTTTCTCACCATTCGATACTCTTTTAGATAGAGTATTTTCTGAAAATTTTCCTGAATTATCAAAAGAGGTTGGCATTACACCATTTGCAGCTGCAGCATATCCAAAATGTGATATTGTTGATTTTGTTGACCGTATTGAGATTATTGCGGAAATTCCTGGTCTAAGTAAAGACCAAATCACCATTGATGTAGAAGATTCAATCATCACATTAAAGGGTGAAAAGAATACTAAGATTGAAGAAAAAGAAGGTGGTACATACCTTCGTAAAGAAGTGAAACGTTCTTCATTTCAAAGAACATTCACAGCCGATACAAAAATATTCAATTTGGATAAGCTAAAAGCTAAGTTCGAAGATGGTGTGTTAGAACTAACAGTACCAAAAAGAGAAAAGGAACAACCTAAGAAAAGAACAATTTCAATAGGTTAATCCTATCAAAATAAAGAAGGGGGTGGGTATCAAAATCCACCCCTTTTTATTTTTACCAATATTTATATAGAAACAAATAATAGTTTTATGAAACCTGAATACAAAAATAGAGCTCAAGAGAACTTAGAAGCAATTGCTAAAAGAGCAAAAGTTATTTCTGAAATGTTAAATGGAGAAAGACCAGTTAATCAAGATGAAGCTAAGCGAGTAACTAAAGAAATTGAAAGATTGGTTGAGTTGACACAAAACATAGTAGACTTATCATAATAAAATGAATTGGTTAAAATATCTAGTTGGACTTTCAGCAATTCTTGTTGCAGGATGTGCAGCTTATTTTTCAGTAACCGGACTTGGTGTGTTATTTGCTGGAGCATCAGTTTCAGTAATGGTAATGGCTGGTTCTTTAGAATTAGCTAAGTTAGTTGCTGCAACATACCTAAAGCAAGAATGGGATTCCCTTAAAGGATTTAACAAATGGTATTTAACTGTATCAGTTGGTACTTTAATGCTTATCACATCGGCCGGTATATTTGGTTACCTTTCTAATGCTTTCCAACAACAAAACTTAGGATTACAAAAAGTTGAAAGAGATATAGCAGTATATCAAACACAAATTACAAAAAATGAAAGTGAGATTGCTCGTTATACAACTCAATTAACCAATCAACAAAATATTCGTAATTCTCAAGAAGCAAACTTATCTAAACAAATTGATAAGGATAAATCAACAGCAAGAGTATCACAAATGATTCGTAATGCGGATAAAGAGATTACTTCCATATCCAAACGTATTGATGAATTAACAAAACAAAATAATGTAGCATTAGATTCTATTAACTCAATCAAAAATGCTAACATCAACTTAGAAAGAGAAGTTGGTGGATTTCGTTTTGTAGCAGAAGCATTTGGAGTACCACTTAATACAGTTGTAAAATTCTTCATATTCATTATAGTAATTGTATTTGACCCGTTAGCAGTGGCACTTATTATTGCATTTAATGGGTTACTTATGAAACGTAAAGAAGAAGATGATTTATCGGATTGGGATGTTGCATTAGGGGATGGATTGGATGATGATTATAAAGAATATGAAGTATATGGTGATAAGAAAGAAGAACCAATAGAATTATCAGAAAATGATAAAAAAACACTTTTTGATAATTTAGAAAATCCACCAGCTCCAAACGAAAAATTAAAAGAAGCCGCTTCTCAATATAATGAAGAAGTAAAAAAAAACGAAATTAATTCCACTACAACGAATGTGGAAACGAATGATATAGATGAAGAATTGGCAAATCTTAAAACCGATTATTCACCTAGAGAAATTGATTTAGATGGTGATGGTTCAATTGATGGTGTTGATTTAGATGGAGACGGGTTGATAGATAAAGTTACTGCACATCCAAATAGGGCACAAGTTATAAGAGGTATATTACCTTACTATGCTAGACCAGAATTCGATTGGAATGACCGTAAAAACTGGATAAATGACCAAAATGCAGTTAATTATTGGATAAAACATATTAAACCTTCTCAATATCCAACCGATTTTACAAGTAAATCATACTAATATTTGGTAAATTCACAAACATTTTGTATATTTGTATAACAACAAATAATACCAAATGATGAATTTAGGATACGCTTGTATCAATATGAGTATGGGTAAGAAAGTTAGTACTAATCGTGCTATGATTAAGAAAACTTTTCAAACAAAAGGTTTAGATTATGTATCTGAATTGGCATTAGCAAACGCCAAAGATATAATAAAAATATTAGAGTGGAATAGAATGAATGGTATTAAACTATTCAGATTATCATCAACGATAATACCTTGGGGTGACCATATTGATATTACACAACTAAAGGATTACAAAGAAATTAAAAGTGAGTTAAAGAAAGCTGGTGATTTCGCTAAGTTTCACAATATGCGTATTAATTCACATCCTGGTCCTTTTGTAGTTCTTACGTCACCAAATGAGGAAGTTGTTAAGAACGCAATTGCAGATTTAGAATTACATGCTAAAATATTTGACCTAATGGGGTTATCTAAAACTCCATTTAATAATATTAATATTCATTGTAATGGAGTATATGGTGATAAGAAATCTGCGATGGATAGATTTTGTAAGAATTTTAAAAGATTATCTAAATCCGTTCGTAGCCGTTTAACAGTTGAAAATGATGATAAGGCTACAATGTACTCCGTATTAGATTTAATATACATTCATAATAAGATTGGTATCCCAATTGTATTTGATTATCATCATCACCAATTTTGTACAGGTGGATTAACCGAAGAAGAAGCACTTAAACTAGCTGCAACAACTTGGCCTGACGGAATTACGCAAGAAGTTCATTACTCAGAACCAAAAGAAGGAAACAAACCACAGGCACATGCCGATTACATAAAACAATTACCTGAAACATACGGATTGGATATTGATATTATGGTTGAGGCAAAAGCAAAAGAATTAGCAATACTACCTTTTATTAAATGATGAATTATATAGC